AAAAAAAACCCTCGTTAGACGAAGGCTTTTGATGTTTAATATATGTTTTTTTAAATGTTGGTTAAAGACTCACCAGTGTTCATGATTACGAACTCAAATTTCATGGTACCACAATCCCATATTCTATCATAACCTTTTAGTTTCATTATTTCAAACTCTGTTAAATTACAATCAAACCCTTCTTTAATCAATATATCTTTTCTGTAATTAAATCTATGAAATCTATGGTTATATTCACCAACTTTAAGATACCAATAATTTGGTGGTGTTCTATTGATATATGTGAACCCATTTTTAGCATAAACATTATTTATTTCATCCAAACCAGACCATCTAACATCTGCATATGTTGTTAATTTAATAGGGTTGTGTGTTTTTATAAAAAACTTAAGTAATTTAGAAAACCCACCAACTACACTAGTGTTTAATTTATTAGAAAATCTAACTAACTCCCAATTACCTTCAAGTTTAGAATTACCTAAAACTTTTCTTAACCCACCAAATGTCATTAAACTAACTAATTCATCGTTATAATATAACCCTAATCTAATTTTATCTATTGAATCACCTTGTATGTGGTTTTTATTTAAAAACTCTGTGGCTTCTTTTTTTAAAACTTTTTTTATTTTACATTTTCTAGCAAATATTTTATTTGTATTTAAATTTAATAAATTAGATAATCTAGATAATACAATATCTTTCTTATAAAGTAATTCATCTTCAAATATATGTATTAATTTTATACCTTTGTTATAAGCCAAATTAGTTTTATTTAAATGATATTTTTTGTCTTTTTCACCACCTATTTCACTATGATAATAATTACCATTAATTTCAATACCTAAATTAATATTTGATACTAATAAATCAATTTCTTTACCATCAAGTATTTTTCTGTTATTGTCTAAATGTTGTATATTATTATCATTTAAAAAATCTTTTATAGACTCTTCTAATTTAGAATTTTTAACTAATGGAAAACACTTCCTACATATAGGTATTTTACCAGAACCCATTACAGTACTAGTGAATATATTATCACATTTTAAACATTTAAAATTATAAGATAAAGACGTATTATTATTTTTATTAACTGAATATTCATCTAATAATTTCAAATTATTATTTTTTAATTTAGGTATTAATGAATTTAAATGTTTTATTTTAATTGTTTCTTGTAGATTTTCAATAAATAATTTATGTTTCATAGGGTTATCAACACCATATTTATTAATCATTAAATTTTTATATTCAGTTTTAAATATTTCTTTTTTAAATATGGAATCAACACCATGATTATTTAAAACTACTTTTTTACCAGCCTCTAATCTTTTAAATTTATTTTCATCAATTGCGTTCCACTTTTTTCTACATTCATCAGAACACATTTTTTTATTTGCTTTTTTTTTAACTTCAAATTCTTCTTCGCATATAATACATTTTCTAATTTCTCTTAAAGTTAAGTCAACTTTTCTACCCATTACCTTATTTTTCTTAGCATAATCAAAGTAACAAGCTCTACAACAAAACTTTTTATCTCTATGTTTAAATTCTGCTTGAAAATTATTTTCACAATTAATACATTTTAATTCTATCTTCATGGTATTATATTTTTAACAACAACTAACGCTCACCTATTTATAAATATCTACAAATATACTATAAAATAAAAAAGGATGCAAATTAATTTGTATCCTTTTTTATTATTTATATGTGTATGTGTGTTATATGTTAGTAAACGAAGCCCCAGTATTTAAAATTACAAATTCAACTTGAATGAATTCTAAAGCTCGCGTTGGTTTCAAGAAGATTTGACCAGTTAATTGGTTTTTATCGAAATCTTCTGGGTCATTTGAAAGAACGACTCTAAAGTCTGTTAAACCTCTTTGAGCTCTAATGTTGTCTAAGATTGGGTTAACTTGGCTTAAGAATTGGTTTCTTACGATAGTATCGTTTTGTTCGAATAACAATCTGATACCAACAGCAGAAACAAGTTTTCTAGCTTGTAACAATAAACGTCTAACGTTGATTCTGTTAAGAGCTGTTTCTTTAACTTGAAGTGTTTTATTACCCCATATTTTGATACCGTCAGATGCGAAAGTAGCGATTGGGTTAATTCTATTATCATAAAGGATATCTCTACCAGCAAGTGTTAATTTAGCTCTTGCTTGAATAGCGTCAACATCACCTCTATTAACCCCAGCAACTGCGAACCATGGGTAAGAGATATTATCAGTCAAAGCAATATTTCTAACTACATCACGTGTTGGTGGAGTATAGATAAGTACATTATTTTCTTTATCATCAATTTGAATCCATGGCCAATAAGTACAAGAGTAGTTACTATCATAGTTACCATCTAATCTATCAACAACCTCATTTACATCTAATATTTGACCATCAGCAGAAGTATCTGGTGTTGTCATGATGTATAATGAATCGGCTCTATCGATTTCAGTCATTTCAATTGCAGCTTCAACTAAGTTAGTATTATCCCAGTTATCAATACCTGGTGTTGCAAAAATGTTGATATTAACAGCTTCTGGATTTTTGAATGTCCAAATTCCTTCTAAGTAAGCATAGTAATCAGAATTAATACCTAAATCACCACTTGTTAATGTTCTATTTTTAAATGTTCCACTAAGTAAACCAGAAGCACCATAAGTACCATTTATTGTGTATTTATCAGTGTTTGTTCTTCTTGTTCTATAATCATCCCATCCATCAAAACCACCGTAAGGTACAAAAGTAAATTTACGAGCGTTTAATTTTTCATAAGGACCACCAATTAAACCAGCTTCAGTTCTAAATTGCGAATCACCAGTGTCAAATTTAAAGATTGGTGAATAATATACACCATTAGCTGGAGTACCAGAAACTAAAATTTTAACGTTATCGATTGTTACAGCAGAAGCTGAAATATCCATATGGAAACCATTAGTTAAACCAGTCCAAATGTTAGGGTTTATTGTTTGAGGTATACCTTTATAATCAAAGAAATCCGCATCAATACCTACAGTATTTGAAATACCTAAATACGCTTTATTTTTGACTTCGGACGCTGTATAAGCAGTTTTATATAACATAGCTGGGTCAACCACTGTAGTATTTGAGTTAGATTGGTAATCACGGATTGGGTATCCAACGAAACCAGCTGGGAATGCATCACTATTATTAGTTGTATCATCAATTTCTAATAAAACGTATGCAGATTTAGATTTATAAACACCATCCAACGTACCAATCATTCTACCAATATAATTATTAGACGCTGGGTCCATAACACAGTTAGAGAAAGATTCTAATGGGTTAGGTAATGTATCTGAATCATTAAAAGCTCTAATACGAACATCAAATTGTTTTGTGTCTGGTCTGATGTTAACGATAGAAATTTTAAATTGTTCATTAGCTGCATTACCATCAGTAATTGTTGTAAATCTAAATAATTTCAATACTTTATTACCACGTAACTCAGAAACTACCCATGGAGTAATAGCTGGTTGAAATTCTTGTAGATAATCACTAAATTCATTAACATATGGTACCAACGCTTGTTTAATACCTCTAATCTTTTTTAATTTATTATTTGTGTTAAATAAATTTTCAAAATATTCCTCAACAAATAATGCTGTGTTACCATCATCATTATTTCTTCCTAATACTTTATCAATTTTACTAGTTTTAGTTGAATCAAATGACAACGTATAATCAAAAGCACCTTGTCTAGTTGATGTACCACTAATTGAAAATACACCAAGTGGGTCATTAACAGAACTAGTTACTGTTGAATCAAATCCAATGTTAGTTGAACCAGTTATTTCGAATAATGGTAATTGACTAGTAGTATCTACTGAACCTCTAGAACGTAACAGAGCAACTATTTGGTTTTCAACGTCAGCATAAGAAGAACCACTATAATTAGTAACAATACCAGATGTAGTACCAGTTATAATACCAGTACCATGTGTTAAGAAGTTATTAGCATTAACTGTTAAACTAAAACTAGCACCGTAGAATGATGAACCACTTTTATAGTATTCCACTGGAATGGGAGGAACTGTTACTGTACCAATACTTGCATTACCTAAAAATGCTAATTGTGAACTTAATTGTCCG